ACTTTTATTCCCAAGTTACAAGACCTTAACACAGGCAAGGTTAATTAAAATGATAGATACCAGGTTAGATTTTTTAGATTATGAACAAGACGAAGAGTGAGATATTAGTAGAAAGATTGAAAGAATTATACAAAGAAATAGAAATTATTAGAAGAGAATTAATAAATGAAACCAATAAAGAAAAACTAAAAGAAAAACAAAATGAAAAGTATCGAAGAAATTAACCATTTAGAAAATTGCGAATGTTCTGAAGTTTGTACTAATTGCACTATTAAGTATCAATTTAAACCTATTGAATTAACAGGTTCGGATATAGCTGATATTGTTACAAAGCCTAAATACTACAAAGTAGAAATTAAAGGTGTTCCTGTGGATGTGATTGATATAGCAAATGCTTACAATTTATCTTTTATGAAAGGTAATGCAATTAAGTATATCTTAAGAGCAGGAAAAAAGGATGCTTTGGTCCAGGACCTTAAAAAAGCTATTGAATGCTTACAAAGGGATATTGACTATGAAACCGGTAAGTAGGATAATTACTTTATTTTGGTTAAATTTGCGAAAGGATAATAATATATCTTTAGAATATGGCAAAGAAATCAAAAGAAATAAGCGAATTCTTAAACGAAGAAGCTACAATAGAAATAGAGCAGGTAAACCCTTTGACTATTTCCGAGTGTTGCAAGGCTGAATACATATCTTCAGGAAGCAAAGTATATTGCTCAAAATGCAAGGCAGACTGCCGTTTAGAAAGACAAAAGAAACTAATTAAATTATGGAGTCCAAAAGCGTAATAATCCTATTGGTAGTAATTTTACTATCTTCTTCTTGCAAGTCTAAAAAGCTGGTAGAAACTACAAAAGTGGATTCCGTTATAACTATTGTTCAAAAGGTAGAATTAGCTACTGATTCAAGCGATATTGAAACAACTGAAGAAATAGCTTATATTTTTGATACATTAGTAAACCATCAGGTTACACCTTTAGAAGCTATTAGAGGCGATTACAAGTACAAACTCAAGGCAATCCATATAAAGAGGCACATCAAAGAAAGAAAACGCTTACAGAGCCTTAAAATCGATAAGAAAGAAAACAAGGCTATAAAGGTGGATAAAACCACTATTCAAGAAGAGAAGCCAAAAGGGAATAACACTTTATTCTTAATATTGGGTATTGGAGTGGTTGTTTACCTTATCCTAAAAAAACTTTAAAAATAATTTCTTTGATTATCAGCAAGTTACGATTTGCTTTAGCATTTTTTAAAGAAATGTTTTGAATATTAATTCTTAATTAAGATATTCGCTTATCGTTTAAACCCAACGATACCAAAATTATGAATACTTCAATCGCAAATCAAATTAGAAAATCAGCAAAAAACAATTCTTGGTCAAATGTTAATCAATTAATTGAGAATTTAGGTTTACAATTAGAACTTGTACAGGATTTAGCATTTTGCAAATTATGGATTGTAAAAAATAACACAGAAATACATTCTATTAGTAATACTATTGATTATGCTAATAATGGAAATGCAAGTGTAAAATTCAGCTTTAATAACTAAAACCAAAAGGGGTGCAGCATCCTACACTGCATATAAAACTATGTTCAACTACCAACAAGAACCATCATTTGAGCAAGGCTTAAAAGATGCAATCAACAAGCTAACTAATCAGCTACCTGGTGTACAAAAAGACCCTTACAAGTCAAGACAAGTATACGCAAGAATCCAAGTATTTAAACGAGCCTTACAATTATTAGATGATTTACCAAAAACAACAAGCAGCAGCAATTAAGTCGCTTTGCGTAGGGGAGACTATGCAAGTAGACAAACGAGAAGGCAACCGAATCCGAGCCTTACTATCGTATTACAAAACTTATAACGGCAAGACTTATTCTTGCAAAGAATTAACCAAAAATTGTTTAACCATAACTCGAAAAAAATGAAGAAGTTAAAAAATCCAATTATTCAAGATATTAACATAGTTGAAATAGACTATCAAAACACTTATTACACAGAATACACCGATGGTTTTATTATTTACCACCACAGGTTCAAACAAGCTGACCTACGCTTTTGGGTATTAGAAAACTACGACATATCAAGAGGTCAAGTTAAAATTGAATTAGACCCTACAAGTATGGAGCAGGCAGAGAATCCTATTTACTTTACACAGGATGTAGAGGAGTTTATTAACGAGAATTACGAGGAATTGATTTTAGCAATCTTAAAGCAACCAGTGCTGGCTTGTCAATCTTCTTTAGGTAGTGCTATTTATAACATTTGTAGACCGAGATAATATGAAAGACTTTAACTTAAAAGAAGCCTTAGCTGGAAAGCCAGTTATCACAAGAGATGGTAAAAAGGTAAAGCAATTAACACAGTTTGATTCTGAAACATCAAATTTATTTGGGGTTGTAGATAATTCCCTTATATCTTGGTATAATGATGGTGTCTATTCATCAAATTATAAATCAAATTTTGACCTATTTATGGAAACAGAAAATGTAAGCATTTGGGTAAATGTATATTATGATGGAGATAATATTTATATTGGACACAAGCATTCTATTGAACAATTAGCATTAGAAGTAAGTAAAAATAGTATACATTATATTAAAACAATAGAAATAACCAACGAGAAATGAGTATTATAACCGTACATACATTCGTAAATAATCCACCGAAGGAAAGTAAGCTGGATAAATTAAAAAGGCTTTATAGACAAACTTTAGAAGATAGAAATTACTGCAAATCAGTCCAGGCTATGTATCTTATAAATAAAGTTAAAGAAGCTGAAATACAAAGAGTTACAAACGATTACGAGCATCACATTTCGAAGCAAATAATTAAAAATAATTACCTTAATTTAATAAAATAAATTGTATCTTTAAAAACCAAAACTTAAAACTATGTCACTATTAAAAATTCAATCGGAGCTAAAAGCACCTAAAAATCAATTCAATTCCTTCGGGAAATACAAGTATCGTTCTACGGAAGATATATTGGAAGCAGTTAAACCTTTATTGCTTAAGTACGAATGCGATATGATAATATCGGATAGTATTAAAGAAATAGGAGGAATAATCTATTGTGAAAGTAAAATCAAATTTATAGACAAAGATGATTTTGAATGGAATGTTTGTGCTTCTGCTGGAATAGACGCAAACCGCAAGGGTATGGATATTAGCCAGTCTTTTGGAAGTTCAAGTTCATATGCAAGAAAGTATGCATTATCAGGTTTATTTCTTTTGGATGATACTAAAGATGCTGATGCTACGAATATGCACGATGCAGTTAAAATGGTAGAAGAGAAACTTAAGCCAACTTTAAAAGTAGGTACGGAATTGTTTGACAAATGCAGAGCAGGTTATCTAAAGGATGCAAAGAATTTAACTGCTATTCAAGAACGCTATTCTATGGATGCAGAGACTTTAAGACTTTTAACAAATAAGCCGAATGAAATACTTTAAAGCAAGACCAAGTTCATTAGGTAAAATAATGAGCAAGTCAAAGAAGCCAGGCGAATTGTCGCAAACTTGCATAACCTATCTTAAAGAGTGGTATGCTGGGGATAAGGAAGAACTATCTTCTAAATATTTAACCAAAGGTATTTTATTAGAAAACGAAGCAATAGAGTTTGCATCTAAAGTTTTATACGGTGGTATTAAAGCCTATAAGAATGAAGATATTTACGCTAATGAATGGTTAGTAGGAACTCCTGATGTAATACTTGAGAACTCTATTATTGACACCAAGTGTTCTTGGAATAGAAAAACATTATTGGATTCAGCTTTAGAACTTAATACTGATTACGAATGGCAGTTGCGAGGTTATATGATGTTATGTAATAAAGAGTTTGCTACACTATTCTATTATTTAGGCGATACTCCAGCAGCAGCTAATTACGGTGTCAAAGTAAGCTATTCACATTTAGAAGATTTTGAACGCTGGGTAAGCTACGAGTTTAAACGAGATTTAGACAAAGAGCAAGAGATTATAGACAAAGTAGAACAATGCCGAGAATGGCTAAAGAATTACGATGCCGAGATACAGGCAAAATTAGGAACAAGAATTATAACCCTTTAAAAAAAATAGAAAATGGAAGTACAAGGAACAATTTATTCAATCGGACCAATCCAAGAAGTAAGCGAAAAATTTAGAAAGCAAGAAATCATTTTAGAGACCTTGAATGGCGAATACACGCAACACATTAAATTACAATTTGCACAAAAGAAAATTGACTTATTACAATCATTTGCTCCAGGTAGCGAAGTAGTTTGTCAAATTAACATAGCAGGTAAGTTGTATAAAAACAAAGAAGGTAAAGAAGATTCCTTTACAAATATTGTTTGCTGGAAGATTGATGAAGTAGGTACAAATGTAATTACAAACGAGGCTGAAAGCGATAGTTTACCCTTTTAATTAAAGATATTACCGCCGCTGCAAGCGTTCTTTTTGCGGTAAAGATAAGAGGTGTCTGCGCAATATTTAGGGGAAAGTTTTACAATTTTAGCAGAGATTAACACCCAAGTGCTAACGAGCAGCGTTAGTATTTTAAAATTATAAGAGATGGATTATATAGAGGATTATCAAACGAATAACATAACCATTCAAGACTTAAGTAAAAAGTATAATATCTCCGAAAGGCATATAAGAAAGACTTTTAAGTTAAGAGGTGTTAAGACAAAGCATAACCATATTAAAAAGGTAACGGTCAAGGCAGATAAGGTATTTCCTATTTTTTTAGCTGATTACCTGGATAATGGCTTAAGTATGCAACACTATGCTGATAAGTACGGAATAAGCAAATTTGCATACTTAAGCCATTATCCAGG